ATGCTGCAGTAGATTTGATGCTGTTGCCAGCAATCCATGACTCGATACCTGCTGAAGAACGAGCTGTACCTGCGCCACCTGCTGATGATGCTTGGTTACGTACTAAAGCAAATTCCATGTCACGTTTAAGTTCTTTACCAGCTTTCATTAACTGATAAGCAACTTCTGATTTACGACCATACTTTTTAACAACATCGTATGTATTAGAGATGTTTACAGTTTTACGAGAAATCTGTGTGTAGTTACCTAATACAGTTGTTGCTGCTAATGTAGCGTATGATGCGTCATCACCTTCAAGCTGAGCGTTAGTTGCTGCTGCAGCTAATACGTCTGTTTGCCATTGCATTACTGTTACTACTTATCCAGATAAATAAGTTTGACCTCTATGAGGCGGTGTAGTCATTTCTGCTACACTCCCAAGTTTCATTTTATAGCTTGGGGTCGGACTATCGCATCTCCTTTCGGAGTCTTTTCGTTTAGTCTCTCAGCGTGTTTTCACTTCGCCCTTGTTGTCCTCGTAAGGATATTCAAGTCAATTAGAAAAGATTTTAATACCACCATGGGGTTAATGGTATGTTTGTGCTGCTGTTGATTTTTTAGCCATTGATAACAATGGTGTGTCTTCTGGAGATATATCGTAAATAATATCTTCAAAATCTTCTGCTATACCTGCACCGGTATAACTATTGGTTGCTGAAACTGCCATGATTAAAACTCCTTAAATCATTTGTTCGATTAATTTAGACGCTAATTCAGAACTACCAGACCTACGTAATTGCTCACGTATTTTCTTGGCATTAGAATTAACAGATGTTTTTGGGTCTTTTGTTCCTGGCTTCACAACAGGTTTGGCACTTGCGACCTTCTTCTTCACTACAGGATTCTTACTCTTAAGTTTGCGCCATTGCATAGCATCATACAAAACTTTAACGTGTCTAGGGTCAACGATAGCGTTCAACTCATCATCAGTAAATCCATATTCTTTACCAGTAGTAACAACTTCTTGGGTGGTCTCTGGACTCCAATTAGGTATTTCTTTGGCTAGAACTTCTTTACCTTGTTTGATGCGTTCAGCTAATGCTGACTGGTGTTTTGTTAATGCTTCTTGCCTCTTGGTTTCAAACTGTGAAACGAGATTGTTACGTTCTTGCTGTAACTGATTGTATGCCATGTAATGCTTTTGTGCCTCCACGAAGTCACTATCAGTCAATTTTTGCCAATCCACGTTAGCATATTGGCTTAATTGTTGGTCTAGGCTCGTGATTTTTGCTACATCTTCAATCAACAAACTATTAAGTTGTTGTTGCTCCATAAACTGTTGCTCTTGTGCTTTTAACTGCTCTTGCATAGTTTCAACAGCTTTACGTTGCTCTGCAACTTCTTGTGTTTTCTTTGTGTAGTCAAGTCCTTGTTGGGCTAATGCCACGATTTCGTCAAGTGGTTTCTCGATTTCTTCACCATTAACTTTCAACTTAACAGATTGTATAGGTTGTTCCTCATCGGACTCCTCTTCCTCTACTTCGTCTTCTGTTTCTGGTTCTTCGTCTTCGGATTCTTCTACAATTTCTTCGTCATCTTCTGACTCATCTACTGTATCTTCTTCCTCAACCTCTTGTGGTTCTTCTTGAATAGGCTCTTGTACTGCTTCTTCTTGAATATCACCAAGCATCGCTTCTAAGCGACTCTGTGGTGACTGCTCTATAGCTTGGTCACTCATTTTACTTCCTTCTTCTAGTTAAAAAACTATTTTACGTTATCATTAACTTGTATCTTAGCCATCTTGCCTGTTTGCATGATGTCTGTTAATGCACGTTCTATTTGGTTTAATGTCTGTAGAGCAATGACTAATCTGTTATGGGTTACTTCATCACCCAATGGAGATGTTTGCATTGCCTCTATAATATTAGATTTAACTTTGGTAAATGCTTCCTGATACACTTTACTACCTAGTATCTTTTCTGCTTCACCGCCTTTAGTTATTTCTTCATATGCTTTATCTTTCATTACATTCCTACTTGAGCTTTAATTTGTGCAATCGCTAAATCTGTTTCTGCTTTTAATTGTGCTTTAAAGCGTTCTAGTTCAGCTTGTGCTGCAATCTTCTCACGTTCAATGATAACGTCATTCTCTGAACGGAGTTGCTCTTGTTGTAAGTTAGCTTGTGCTTTTTGTTGAGCAATGGCCATATCACCTTGTGCTTTAGCTTGTTCAATCGCTAATTGACCTTGGATTAATGTATCTTGTGGATTAGGTTGTTTTTGTTGCATACCTTGTGGCATATTAGCCGGGTTAGTCCAGAACTCATCAGGGTTTTTAAAGCCAGCGTTTTGTGTCAGTTTAGCCAATGCGTTGTAAATCTTTTCAGGATTAGTTAAACCAACCTGTAATGCTTTCTCTTGTAATTGTAAGATAGCATTGATGTGCATTAACTGTTGGTCTTTGTTACCAGCGCCTAAACCTACAGAGATAGATAAGTCTTTACGATTCTTCCATTCTCTTGGGTCAATGTTTACCCATTTGTTTCTAATACGAACAATGTCAGGCTTGGTTACATTTTTTCTGATTAAACGATGCACTAACATAAATAAGTCTTTAACACCGGTTTCTGCAAATGTTCTAGCCACTAACTCTAGACGTTGTTGAGCAGCAGACATGATTTGTTGCACACCTGTTGCAGTTTTATTTAAGCTATTGCTATCTAAACCTTGGTTGTAAGCAGTAATACCTGTGCGCTTCTCTTTCATGTTGTCCATGTACTCAACCATACTAAATGAGGTTGGTGGGAATGGAGCGTGTTGTAATGGCATGATAGATGCGCCTGGTTCACCTTGTACTCGAACAATACCACCTGGTCTTGAGGTGAGCATATCGTCTAAGTTTACTCTATCAGAGATAGCGTAACGACCATTGTTAGATAAATACATATTATCTAATTGACCACGGATAAGTGTAGACTTAATCATTTGTATATCACGAGTTAAGTCTGTGTAAGAGCGACCAACGTGTCTGTGTGGCATAAGCATGGGAGAGATGCAAGCAAAAGGCACATTGTCGCATGATTCGTCTTTATAAATGATACGATTACCTACTAATACATAACGATGACGTTCACCATTTACTTTGAGGTATGTATCACGAACTAATATGTCTGTAGTGTCTACGGCTCTATCATATTGTTCTGAGTAAATATCACGAGCATTAGATTCAATTTCAAACTCATCTTGTTCTGCCATGATGGTATTTAATTCATCTTCGTCTACATCAAATATCTCTGCTACTTCTGATGGTGACATGAGTTCACGATGTTGAACAAAACGTGCTGTATTTAAATCTACACCGCTACAGTCTACAGAAACCATAATGTTTTCAGGTGCTACGTTTTTAATCTTAATCTCACCTGTCATCTCTTTAACACGAATCTTAACATTGTGTAACATCGGTTGCATAAATGCTTGTGCAGATTCTTGCTCAATGCTAATTGTTCCATCATCACGCTCAACTTGTGGTGGTGTCACCATTTGTGGAGTGATTGGCATAGGTGTTACAGATGGGTCAGGATATGTTTCATGCTCTAGTATTTCTACATTATCATCTGATGCCAACATATCTAATTGTGCATCAGTTAGACCTTCATACTCTTCTTCTTCTGCTTCTTCGTATTCTTCGTGATAAACCTTAACATATCCGTTTTTAGAGAGTAGTGCATCTTTAAACCATACGTAGAATATCTCGAACCCATTGTTCTTTTCCATCACAATGTGGTTTACATAATCTGTTTCTTGTTCAGCAGCTTCTTGGTCTTCTGGGCCTTTTGGCTCAAATGCTACAACTTCATCACCGGATACAAATGGTTTTAATAACTGTGGTAATGCAGATTCGATAGTATCTTGGACATCGTAAGATACAACTTGAGAACGACCTTCTACCTCATTACCAAACTTCTCACCTAAATAGTAATTGATAGCTTCTGCACGTTCAGATGATAACTGTGCATCATTGATACCATATGCAATCTGTTCCTCGTTATCTATCTTACTGAGTATTTCTTCGTCTGTCATTTTCATTAAACAATTCCTAGGTTTTGATAATGTATCTCTTGATGTTGCCATGTCTCATTAGAGAACTTATCAGCAGATACACATAAATATCTAAATGCGTCAGCACCATGAGAGTATTCATCATGTAGTGGTGCGCCTGGTTCATTCGTTGTTGCATTAATAGAACGTCTATAGTGTTTAAGACACTCTATTAAACGCTCTGTTGATTTATCAAAATAACAACGATGAAAGTTAATTCGTGCTAGTTTGATACCTGATTCAACATCTAGTCTAGGAACGATACGTACATCCCAACCATGTCGTCTCATAATTTCTTCTGCTGATGTACCATACTTAAAGTCTTTGGTTTGGCCATCATGCGGTAAATACATCTGTCCCCAATTATAGGGTAAGTTCTTAAGTTCAGCAGAGTAGCTATCTAAAGTCCTATGGTCATCTTCTATGTATTTAATAATACGTAAATCTGATACACCTTTTTGGCATAGAATCACTGACATACTGTCATTCCAACCTAAGTCCATGACCACATGAACTTTTAACTCTGGGTCATAGGGTACATTTGTAATACGTTTATTCTCTTGTGCTTCTCTTATTTCGTTAGCATAGATAGCGCCATCAACGGCTGTCTTACATTCACCTTCCCAAATGTTATCGTAATCATCTGAGGTGGCTTTACTGTGTAATCGTTCTGCATCCAATACTTTAGGAAACCATGGATTGTCTGACCAGTTTACTTTAACAACTTTACAATTATCCGGTGGGTCTATAACAAATCGTTTATATGTATCATCTGAATCTAAGTCAGGGTTAAATGATACCCATATCTCTGAGTCAGGTTTACGAATGGTTGGTATTAATATATCCCATGAGCGTTTAGATACTGTTTGAGCTTCCTCAATCCAACATATATCTACACCTTCAAATGATTTAATAGATTCTACAGTATTATTTGCTAAACCTGTAAAACTTATATGTGAACCATTAACACCACGTATTTCTGTTTCTAATACTTCATACAAATGACCAATACCTAATACTTGTATTTGGTCTGATAACAGTTGGTGAACTGATTGTTTAATAGAGCGTTGTATTTCCCTAGCGCATAATATACGTAATGGATTATTTTTTTTACTTGCTTGTATTAATAATGCTCTTGCAAATCCCCATGACTTACCGCTACCACGACCACCATAAGCAACCTTATATCGGTGTGGTTCAAATAAGTAATCTAACTTATCAGGAAATTGTGCTTTATTCATCTTTCTTTTCAGGCCTTACAAACTCAACTGTAATACCTAACTCAGCACCATTTGCGCCTGTTATTTCATGTGATTGTGTTTCTTTCCAACCGGCTCTAGTTTTCATCCAGAACATACCTGCTGATGTATTGCCATTAATAGCTTGGTTATATAATCCCTGTGCTACTTTTGCATTAGCTTCTATACGACCTAACTCTAACTCCTGGCTATAGTATTTAGTAAGTGTGTCTGTATTAATTTCTAGCTTTAATGCTATATCAACATACCTTGTACCCATAGCAGATAGAGACTTAACTAATGCTCTATTTTCATCGGTTGGTTCGTGTTGAACTCCTTGTGCCATTTTAGTTTCCTTTTATAACTCCGAAAGTTAATACTTTCAGTTGGTTACGTTAATAATTCTGCTTTCTTACCTGTAAAATCTTCCCATCGTTTTACTATTACATCACAGTACTTTGGGTCTAATTCCATTAATCTTGCCTGTCTATTTTGTTTTTCACAAGCTATTAATGTTGAACCTGAACCACCAAATATATCTAATACTATTCTTTTATCTACCTGGTCTACTAATGCCATTTCTATTAGTTCTACAGGTTTCATAGTAGGATGAACTGTATTCTTTTGACGTTTTAACGTCCATACATCACCTCGAATAGTTTT